GACATTGCCGAAGCAACAGGTTTGGAAATTTCACAGGTTAAGGGCGTTGTTGGTAGCTTGGTAAAGAAAAACATTGTGCAGGTATGGGAACACGATGAAGAAGGAGGCCATACCATTAACTTTGTAGGTCAAGACACAATGGCAAAATAAATGACAGACAACGAAAAAAAAGAGCTACTAAAACAGTTGGTAGTTCTTTTAGTTTTTAATGGTATCGATATATCAGGTTTTTTTGGTGAACCCTTAGATTCATTTAACTATGATATGATTCGGCAAGCTATAGAAGATTTTGAACGATAGATAGAAGCCCCTCCGGGGGCTTTTTTTTTGTCCGTATTTTAGCGACATGATGACCGTTGAAATAACAGGTACGCCGACGCTCGATAGCGTGATAACGGTTGCCGATTTAAAGGCGCATTTGCGCGTTGACCACAGCGACGAAGACACGCTAATAACAAGCCTACGCGATGCCGCTATTTCGTGGATTGAGGATTATTGCAATACGCGCTTGGGCGACGTTACAGCCGTGGGTTACATCGACCATTTTTACAACGCCCGCTTTCCAATCGGGCCGGTAAATTCCATTTCGTCCGTTACGTACACCGACGCGAACGGCGACACGCAGACGCTGGCCGCTGCCAAATACTGGTTTGACATAAAAACGAAGTCGGCGCGCATCACATTCGACAACGTGCCACAGCTTTACGACGACACCTTCCACGCGGTGCAAATCAACATGAACTTAGGATACGCAGAAGCTGACGTGCCAGAACCTATCCTGCACGCCATCCGCTTGCTCGTTGGGCATTTGTACGAAAACCGGCAGCAGGTAACGCGAACCAGCGTAAACGAGCTGCCGTTAGGTATCCATTCGCTCGTTAGCCCTTACCGCAATATTTTGGCTGTATGAGGTTCGGCACAATGGACAGGCGCATAACCATTCAGCGCGCAACGCTGAGTGCAAACGCGTACGGCGAACGCTCGGAAACGTGGGGTACGCTCGCGACCGTGTGGGCCGAAGTGCAGTACAAGGAAGGCAGCGGCCGCGAAGCCGTGCAAAGCGACCAAATTTACAGCAGCCAGCCCGTGCATTTTATCATCCGCTATTCGTCGGACGTGAGCGGCATTCGACCAAGCGACCGCGTAAGCTACAACGGCGACATTTACCAAATTGAAGGTATCCAAGAAATCGGCCGCCAAGAAGGTTTTAGAATTGTTACAACTTTACGGGGTGAGTAATGGACGATTTGCAAAAACAATTGCGCAAAATCGAGAAGCGTTTAGACCGCGCCGCACGATTTGGAAGCTTACAGCACAAACAGTTGAAAAAGGTAAATCGTAAAGCGGCACGCGTTTACGTTCCCATTCAGCGCGCTGAGATTACAAACTACCCGCACGACATAATTATAAAGCGCAAAGGCAGCAAGCCCGTAATTGTACGCAGCGGCCAATTGAAGGCTTCTATTGGCGTTTGGTTCAGCAAGCGTAGCAATACAGCCATTGCCGGCCCGCGAGTTAACCCAGGGCCAAAAAAGAATTTCAAACGCAAGGTTCGTGAAAGTGCTGACGGCTGGTTCGCGCACATCGTCGAAATGGGCGCACGCCCCTCGCAGATGGAAAAAGGCATGATACCCGGCCGACGTGGGGCACGCCTAAAGACCAAAAACACCGGTGCATTTAAGCGCGGTTTGACGTTAGCACAGCCGGCGGTAAAACGAACGCAAATTAGCTTGTACCGAAGCGAGTTTAAACGATATATGAAATGACAGTAGGAAAGGCCATTTACCACCTTTTGACGAATGCGACAGACGTAACGGACATCGTAAGCACGCGCATATATCCCGAAATCGCACAGCAAGATGCGGATTTGCCATACATCGTATACGCGATTGCAAATAACGAACCGACGGATACGAAACGCGATGTCAGCCAATTAGATACCGCGCAAATTGAGGTAAATATTTATTCGGAAAGCTACACGCAATGCATTGATTTGGCCGCCGCAGTTCGCACGGCATTAGACCGCATAAAAGGCACGTATGCAGGCGTTGACGTTCAGAGCATCCAGTACCTAAACGAAATCATTGACTTCGACGAGCCGCAGCGCGCGTACAACATCAACGCCGACTACGACGTACGGATAAGCCGTGCAGGCACACCAATTCCGCAAGGGCCACCGGCGATTGTAACCGACGGCGACGGCAGCACGCACGAAGTTGACCCAGGCGGAACGTATACTTGCATCACGGCAACAGCGCCATCAGGCATACATTATCACCGTGTAATACCGTGGGACCAGAACGACCCAAGTTTAACGGCATACGTTGCTTATCAAAAAACGCAGGGAACTTACGATTATACCCCGCCAAGCAATCCCGAAACAATTGCGATGTTAGCCAATGGATACGTGGGCACCGACAGCGGCGCGCGTTTGGCGGAAAACAACAGATTTGGCAATACTTTTCGATACACTAACGACGAAGGCGAACAGTATACGGAAGGGTTTGCGGAAAGCGGCAGCAATACTAGCAGCAACCCCCGTTATTGCATCGACCACTTTACGGGTTTAGGTTGGTACGTTCAGGATGCATACAACGACCGGGTGCAGCGCACGCCGTCGGAAGCGTCCACATACGTAAGTTCATTTACTTACGCGGGCTTTAGTGATTGGCGTTTAGCAGATGCGGCCGAATACATTGTTGCCGCTCATTACGCTGACGTCAACAACAGTTATACGGGTGTTTACACACCGTTTGTTGACCAGTTGACAAGAAATTACGGTGGACAATTTTGGTACGGTACTTACACTAAGGACAATAAATATCTACAGTTAAGGACGAACGGCGCAACATTCCAAGAAAGGACCGCAACCAATACAAGCGGCCATTTGCTTATGGTGCGGAATCAATACATATGAACCCCTTATTTTAGAATCCGTAAATTGCACCCATGAAGGTAACGATTCAAAAAGCATACAACAAAGACGGTTGGAAATGGCCTGCCGGAATGGTTGTAGACGTATCCAACAAATTCGCGGCAAAGTTGAAGAAAGGCGGATACTTGGACAAGCCCGAAAAGACAGAACCAAAAAAATCTAAGAAATAATGGCCCAAACATCAGGCATCATTAACAGTTCGTCCATCCGTGTCTTTTTGGGCACTACGGACGACAGCGAGGTAGTTGTAGACCACGTAACCGAATGCAGCATTTCCATGACCACGGATATGCGCGACATTACAACCAAGACAAGCGGCGGATTCCGCGAGATTTTGCCCGGCCTAAAGTCGGCAAGTTTGAGCCTTTCCGGTTTGTTTGCTGAGGATGCAACCAACGGATTCAACCAGCTTATCGACCACCAAATTGCAGGTGACAAGCTGTTTGTTGTATTTACAAACACGGGTTCGGGTTCAGCGGCAAACGCAGGCGACGAGCAGTTCGATGTTGCAGGTTTTATTACAAGCTTGGAACAAACAGCCGGCGTTGAAGACAACGTAGGATTTTCTATGACAATCGAAGTAACAGGCACAGTTGTTCGCGAAGTAATTTCGTGATAACTTTGCTGCATGGTAGAAATTAAACTCGACGGCAAGACGTTTCCGGTTCGCGCTACCATGCGAGCCTGGAAACGCTTTGAAGACAACACCGGCAAAAAGGTTGCCGAGGTTGACAGCAACGACGTGACGTTGATTCCTGAATTGGTGTACTACTTCGTTCAGGAAGGTTGCAAGGCGCAGGGCATGGCGTTCGAAATGGACGTGGACGATTTTTTGGGGTTAATCGAAATCTCCGACTTGCCTGCACTTAGCAAAACCGTTGCCGACTGCATGGGTACTCAAAAAAAAACGAGGGCCAAGGCAAGCCGTTGAGTTGGGATGAAATCGAGGAAATGGGGTTAGGGCAATTGCGCCTTAACCCCGTTTTGCTTTACGACCTGACGTTTACCGAGTTCGGCAACGCCATGCGCGGCCACTACAAACAAATCGAGGAACGCGAAAAGGCGGATTGGGAGCGCACGCGCTGGCTGGCTGCCATCGTAGTAAACCCACACGTAAAGAAACGCCTCACGCCAAAAGACCTTGCCACGTTCCCTTGGGAGCAAAAAGAAAAGGCCGGCGACGGGTTTAGTATCTTGCGTTCATTAGCGAATTGATATGGCAAAACTTGGCGATTTAATTTTAAGGGTTGGCGCGGATACTTCGCAGCTTAACAAAAACCTAGGCATCGCGCGCAGAGATATTGCAAGGAACACCCGAGAAATCCAAAACCTTGGGCGCAATCTTACGGTAGGCATTACCGCGCCGCTTGCCATTATGGGCGCGACTAGCGTGCAGGCATTCCGTGAACAAAACAAAGCGATTGCACAGGTCGAAGCCGGTTTGCAATCGACGGCCGGACAAGTCGGGTTTACTTCGAAGGAGCTGCAAAAGATGGCCAGCGACTTGCAGAACAAAACGCTGTTCGGCGATGAGGTTATTTTGAAGGATGCGACGGCGCAGCTTTTGACATTTACCAATATCAGCGGCCAAAACTTTGCACGCACGCAGCAAGCAGCCTTGGACTTGGCGACGCGTTTGGACGGCGACCTAAAGAGCGCAAGTATTCAGTTGGGCAAAGCGTTGAACGACCCAGTTGCAAACCTCAGCGCGTTGAGCCGTTCGGGTATCCAGTTCAGCGAAGACCAAAAGGAGGTAATTAAGAGTCTGGCAGAAACAGGGCAGCTTGCCGAGGCGCAAACCATCATCCTCGACGAGCTGAACAAGCAGTACGGAGGCAGCGCCGAAGCAGCAGCCAAAGCCGACGGCGGGTTTACGCAGCTTGCCAATTCGTTCGGCGACTTGCAGGAAGAAATTGGCAAATTGTTGGTTCAGTACCTGCGGCCGATTGTTGACCGTCTAAAAACGTTTGTGCAGTTTTTGCAGGGAACGAGCGATACAACGAAAACGTTTGCGCTTGCTATTGCCGGCGTTGCTGCCGCTATTGGCCCGGTGCTGGTAATCCTGCCGAATTTTATTGGCGGTTTGAAGGCAGCAAAACTTGCATTTGCTGCACTTAACCGAACTATGCTTGCAAACCCATTTGGCGCAGTTGCTGCTGCGATTGGCTTGGTCGTCGGCGCCGTTATTATGCTCAACAACGTGAGCAGCGAGGGTAGCAGCAAAGTGGACGACCTAAAGAAAAGTTTGGCCGGCCTTGAGTTGGAGCAACAGGCGGCAAGCATTGAAGGCGCGGTAACGGCGCAACAAGCGTACGTAGCTCAACTAAAGCAAGAAAAGGCCGAGTTGATGAAGCTCGCACCGTACAAGCGCACAGCCAACAGCCAAGCCGGTCGCGACCTTAAAAAATTGGAAGCCGCATTAGAAACAGCCAACGCAGATTTGGCTGCAATGATGCAACTCGAAAGAGGCGTAGCGTTACAACTGAACAAGGTTGGTATTGAATCTAACAAAGTCGGCGACTTGCTTACCTTCCTTAGCCAAGGCATAAACAAGACGACCGCGGAAAGCAAAAAATTAGGGCCGGCGTTGGTCGAAGGCTTGCGGCCGCTTTCGGTTGCTAGCATCGATAACAATGTTGTAAAGGGGCTGCAAAAAGTTTCAACAAAGGTTGCTGAAATAGCCGAGCAAGCCAAGCAAAGTTTGATACAAAGCCAAGCCGAAATAGAGAGTTTCGGTTTGCGCATTGCGGGAAGTCTGCAAAACATATTTTCGTCGATGATTGCCGGCACGTTTGATTTTAAGAAATCAATGATTGATGCGCTGAAAGCTGTTTTGGCGCAGGCGTTGGCATTGCTTGCCGTGTTCGCCGTTATGACGGCATTGACAGGCGGCGTTGGCGGCAAGTTCTTTGAAGCCGTGGGCGGCTTAAAAGGGTTTATTGCAAGCGGGTTCGGTATTCCACAGTTCAGCGAAGGCGGCATCGTGAGCGGGCCAACGCTTGGCCTCGTCGGTGAATACCCCGGCGCAAGGACGAACCCGGAAGTAATCGCGCCGCTCGACAAGCTGCGCGGAATGCTTGGCGGGCAGGCTGTACAGGTTCACGGCCGGTTGTCCGGACGCGATATTTTGTTAAGCAGCGAATACAGCGCAATTGACCGAAACCGTGTAAGAGGATTTTAATGGCTACGATACGTTTTTACGGCGAATTCAAAGACGAGGTTGGTGATGTTTGGCGCATAAACCTGCACGACACCAGTTATAGCGGCAGCGCAACCGAAGTTACGTTAGGCGCTGAAGGTTTTGTTTTATCCTACGCAGGCAATAACGAAGACCGACACCAGCCTATTATTGGAAGTAGCGTAGAATTTACCGTGATGAATCAAGGCGGCACGTTTGAAACGTTCCTGAATAGCGTTTTGCCCGCAGCAGCGGAAGGACGAATACAAGTGGAGGTGCGACGCGACCCGGACAACGTAAACGATTTGTATTGGGCTGGCATACTTGCAGCGGAACAAGTCGAGCAGGACGATGCGCCAACGCCTAACCCTGTACGCATGACGGCTACGGACGACCTTGCCAATTTGCAACGGCTTTTGTTTGACCAAAGCGACGGCAGCGGTTTCAATGAGATTCGCACGCCCGTTGAGCATATGTTGCAAATACTAAACCAAATGCGCACCGAAAATTTGTGGGGCGCTACCGACGGGTTTTTCAGGTACGTGAATGACGTGATAATGAACGGTTACACGGGTTCGGATTGGCTAGACGAAGTGCAATTAGACAACCCTGTTGTGCATGACGACAGCGAAATTTATGAAGGCAGCCGAGGTTACAACAGTTACGAGATTTTAGAAAGCATTGCGCGCAGTTTAAACGCGCGCGTTTTTCAAGCCAACGGCTACTGGTGGTTTATGCCGGTCAACTGTTATTTGCGCGCAAGCGATTCCGACGATTGGACGGCTGACGTAGTGCAAGTAGATAAAAGCGGAAACGCAGCCACATTGACGACAGGCGAAACTGCAGAGCTGCAAAACGGATACGTTAACGAAACGGATGCTGATTTCGTAAAAATGGCAGGCGGGATTATTACTTACCTTTCACCATTAAAACGTGTACGAAGAACGCGTAAGTATGACGGCAACGAGGCTTTCGATGTTTCACTAATTAGCCAAGCCATTACGACAGGCGACAATATTGTATATAATGACACCGACCGCACATACATTTCGGGCCTTGCGTTTTCAATTACCGGCGGTTGTCAAATAGCACTTGACGCGGCAAGCGTTAGTAACATACCTATAAACAATGCGTTTCTACAATTGCAAATCACCATCAAAGCCGGAACGCTGTATTTTACAAATACGGGTTGGGGTTCAGTCGCTGGCGAGTTTATTCTAAACATTGCGCAATTCAATCAAAGCGACGGTTTCGACGCTGGCTTGCCTTGGTCGGTTGCAACAGATGAATTGCCTTCTCAACAAGTCGGGTTAGATGTTACCGTACAACTGCGCATAATTAGCGCGCTCGGTACGGACATAACAAGCAATTACGTCGGCGACTACCTTTTCTTAACTACCGTCATTCAGTTAACAGGCGACCAAGGTTTATTGGGCGACGAAGTTTTGTACGAGGCTGTTTCGAGCGACGACAACCGCATAGAAATTAACCAAGGTTCCGTTTTACATGGCGACCCTTTAAGCGTTATTGGAGGGCTGAACTATTTAGTGGCGTACGGCAACTTTACCTTAACAGGACACGGCAATACGTACACTAGCAGCCAAACTAGCACGGCGGTAAGCCTGCACCGATTAGGCGTGCAGGAAGCTATGGCGCAAGGGCAAGTGCCAATACAGCTAAAAAAAGGGCGCTTATTTGGTCGGCGTTTTGAGTTGTGGCAAACAATTAAGGAAGGAACGCAGTATTATGCGCCTTTCGAATTTAGCGTCGTAATGAACAGCCGCGAAAGCGATGTGCAGCGGTGGTTGCTGAATTTTGACGACACGAACGTAACGTCGAGCGAACTTGCTGTAAACAATGACAACGGCAGCGTTGACCTAAACCAATTTAGCATGAACTTATGAATGTAACGGCAGACATTTACGAGCGCATCAGCGAATTACGGCGCGGCGCGTTAGCTGGGTTTATAGAGGTAACTGAGGTTAATAATCGGAATGGCACTACATACACATTGTCAGATACTGACAGCATTATTTTTAATACGTGGACTGGTGGCAATGGTACGGCTTCAATTAATTTACCAACGACAACAGGCAACGAGGGCCGCATCATTCGTTTCAAAAGCGATGACACAATAGGAGCAAATAAAAAAGTTGTAATAAGGCCGGATGCTACCGGCGAAACCATTGACGGCGCAAGCTCTTATGATTTCGACCGCAGTTACGACGGTGTAAGCCTTTTATGCTATGACGACAAATGGTTCATCATTCAAAAGAAAGAGAAGAGCAGCGGCGGCGGTGGCGGTAGTTTAAACAGCGTTGCGGATGACACCTCACCGCAGCTTGGCGGAAACTTGGACGTAGACGGCAACGATTTTACGAGCGCAGGTGATGTAAAGTTTGTGGTTGACAGCGACAGCAACACAGCAGACAGCGCATTTATCATTGAGAACGGCGCAGGTACGGTTTTGTGGAAGATTAATGAATCAGGCATAACGTCCGGGCTGCTAACAACGACAACGCCGACATTGAGCGGCGCGGCATCAAGCTATTCGCAAAGCAGTAGCGTGACAGGAATCAGCGTAAGCAATCACGTTGCAGGCCGTACTTACAAGGCAAACATTTACAACAGCAGCGGAACAGTACAAACAGGCTTGAACCCAGCCGTTGACAGCAGCGGCAACGTCACTTTTACCGCGCCAGCTTCTACGGGCACAGGCTTCGAATTGCGTATTTCTGCGCTTGATGATGGTAAATTTGAAAGCGTAGAAGTAACTGCGACCTTTGAAGTAACTGCATCCCGCACGTTTGAATATTGGCGTGTGCAATGCGTGGACAGTAGCGGTAACGCGAGCGCAAACAAAGCTGCATTTGTCGAACTTGATTTCTACACAGGTGCAAATGCTACGGGGACGGAAACGCCAACCACCGATGCCACAAGCGAAACGAGTATTTCAGGTGTAACAATTTCAGCGGGTACCGTGGCTTCATTTAGCGGGTACGATGCTTACCGCGCCTTTGACGGCACAACGCACGGCACGGCTGCGGCAGGTTCAATGTGGTGGACGTTAGGAAACAGCAATGCAGATTTGGTTTGGATACAATTACGTTTTTCATCCGCGCAAACATTCCAAAGTTTAAAATTGACAGTTAACAATAGCTTTAACGATGCAACCCACGTTATTGTAAAGGGCAGTAACACCGGTGATTTTAGCGGCGAGGAAGTTTCATTCGGTCTGACAGCAATTAGCGAAACAGGGAGCGCAGGTATAACAACAATCAACTTTTAATATGACTCTTGACGAAGGCGCAACATACGAGATAACAAGCCGCTGGCCCGAATACAAGCAGCGCAACGCAGTTATTATAAAAGGCATCTACGGCAATCAGTATTTATCAAACATGGCGGCAGGTATCCAAGTTGTTCGCGATTGGCATAATGAATTGAAAGAGCAGGGCGAAACCGTATGGCGCATCAATGACGAATTAGTTAACTTGCTTAACGATTTAGCGACCTAAAAAAATGGCGATGTATGAAATTTTGCTAGCCTTAATACCTGTTGTAGCTGGCATTGTGGGTGTATGGGTGAACCTTAACAGCACGGTCGCACGATTAAAAAGCCGCGTAGTGCAATTAGAACTACACCAAGACGAGTTTAAACGCGATATGAAGGAACTGTTGGAGGCCGTCCACAAAATTGAACTGATGTTAGCGAAAATGCAGGCAAAATGATTTACCTTATTTTAGCAACAGTATTTGCGAACATGGTTTACAAAGCCCGCGAATACGGACGCGCTGACATTGCTGACCTCATTATAGCCATTGCTGCACTTGCAATAATTCTGTTTTGAGATACTTCAACTATCATGAGTTCGACAGCCCCGACGCAATTGGCAGCGGCGAGCACATGATGGACGAAGAATTTTTGCAGATGCTCGACCGCGCAAGACACCTTGCCGGCGTTCCTTTTCGCATCAACAGCGGATACCGAACCAAAGAACACAACAAGAAAGTAGGCGGCAAACCGAACAGCGCCCACACGATGGGATGCGCCGCGGACATACATTGCGTTGATAGCCGAAACCGGTGCTACATACTGGGCGCGCTTTTGGAAGTCGGATTCAACCGCATAGGCATCGCAAAGACGTTCATTCACGTCGATAACAGTTACGACGACAGCCACGACGAAGATGTAATCTGGCTTTATGATTAAACCACACCGGCCAAGATTAAGCGCGCAGCAGGTAAAAGCCTTGGACTACATCCGGGCAAACGAACGGCGCATCTTGGTGGTAGGCGATTTGCATTGTCCGTTTGAACTCGACGGGTATTTCGAATTTTGCGTTGAGCAGTACGAGCGGTTCAACTGCAACCACGTTGTTTTCATCGGCGACATTCTCGACAACCATTACAGCAGCTACCACGAAACCGACCCAAATGCGCTGGGCGGTTCGTACGAGCTGAACGAAGCAATCAAGCACGTTCGCAAATGGGCGGAAGCATTTCCCGTCGCTGACGTGATTATAGGCAACCATGACCGCTTAATAATGCGCAAGGCGTTCAGCTCATCCGTGCCAAAGGAATGGATAAAGGACTATAACGAGGTGTTGGGTACAAGCTGGGATTGGTGCGACCGCGTAGAGTACGACGGCGTGCAATACGTCCACGGCGAAGGCGGCACAGCTCGCAACAAGGCTAAAAACGATATGCAAAGCACGGTTCAGGGCCACATCCATACGCAGGCTTACTGCGAATGGAACGTAGGCAACAACTTAAAAATTTTTGGAATGCAGGTAGGTTGCGGCATCGACCGTGACAGCTATGCAGCCGCCTACGCAAAGCACTTTAAAAAGCAGGCGATTGGCTGCGGCGTAGTTTTGGGCGGGCATACTGCCATTAATTGTTTAATGCCTTTGTAACTTGCCGTCAAATTCTTAATTATGGGAGAACTTATTCAAACGTACTGGGCTGAGATTGCTTTGGCCCTGATGGCCTTTGTAAAGGTTATTGTAAACCTGACTCCGACCGAGGCCGACAACAAGGTATTCGGCTGGCTTGACACGCTTATAAACGCCATTGTTGCAGACCGGCGCAAAGAACGTCGAGCGGCAAGAAAAAATGATTAACTTGCAGCCGTGTAAGCATTGAAAGAAGTTTGCAGGTTTGTTTTTGTTTCAGCAGCGAAAAGGGGTTTATCCAACGGGGTAGCCCCTTTTTTTGTGCCCAAGAAAAAAAAAGTGCGAAAAAGTTTGCGTAACGAAAAAAGTTGCGTATCTTTGACTCAGTCAAACAAACAAAAACACAGTAACCATGACTTTTGAAATTACAGTAGGCTACAACGAGCGAATCGAAGCAGTTGATTTATTGCGCGAAAGAGGTTTTGCCTTCTCTACCGGCACAGCCGAACACACAGACGACATGATAATCTATTTGAGGGGCGGTATTGGCGACCTCGATGCGGCCGAAAAATTGTTGGCATCCGAAAACCTTGCATACACTTGGTAATATGTGGCGCGAAGGCTACGACTACCCCAGCGACGACGACGAGCAAGAAGATGATTTCTTCGAACGAGCTGACCACGATTACGAACAACTAAACGATAAGTAAAATGAACTATGTAAACTTTTCTGAAACACAATTGAAGCGCGAGTTTGCTTCTATTGTAAGTGAGTGCGTTGATATTCAACGAAACCTTAAAAATTTTCGCGGTGCTGAACGAGTGAACAAGTGTCTAACGCTTGGCAAATTATATGAAGACAAAGCAGCCGTAGAGCGTGAATTGAATTACCGGGCTGAAATGTATGCTGCGAACAATGACTAAAATGAGCAAACCAATTTGCGTACGCAGCAGCGTACACGTAAAGCCAACAAGCGACTTCAACGCATGGCAACAAGAACTAGCCGAAGAACGCCGTTTTCGTCGGTTAATTAACAACATGGCCGCCGACTTGGTTGCGGCTTACACAAAGCGGAACAAATGAGCGCAATAGACGAATTAAAAGCGTTGTCGGACAAATATGATATGCGCGCTGACCACTTCCACAAAGACCAACGCGGCTTTGTCATCATGACCCGCCGAGGCGTGGAACACGTACAGGCCAAAATAAAGGCCGTGGTTCGCTTTGAAATAGTGCCGGAATGGTCTGACCCTAGCGAAGGAAGATATTGCGTTAAAGCGTACGCAAAATGCGAACTGGGCGAAGTGGAAACGTACGGCGAAGTCAGCAAAGGCAACAACCGGAATGCGTACCCGATTGCAATGGCTGAAAAGCGCGCTTTGTCGCGAGCGGTTCTAAAGCTTGCCGGGTATGGCGGCATTGTGTACGGCGAAGACGAAATAGACGAATGAACCTCGATGAGTTTTTCGAGGCAGCAGAAGCCGACCAGCAAGCGCACCAAGAACGATTAAAAGATTTGGCGCTGCATCTGCTGAGTACGTCAACTATGAAGGACGACGACGAAAGATTAGAGGACGAGATAATAGAAACGAACCCCACGCCGCACCGTTGGCGCGAGATATTCGAACGACTAGAATTAAACCAATTGCGGGCTATCGACCTGCCGAATTGGTCGCAAACAGAATTCACTAAATCCTATAAAAAACATGGAATTAATACTTGAAGGCGTAGTACGCCGAATTAAGCAGCCGCAAGAATTTGCAAGCGGCTTTCGCAAATGCGAAGTTCACGTAGAAGTGCCCGATGGCGAATACAAGGACATTTTTCCCGTCGAGTTTATCAAGGACATGGCCGATGAAGCCGGCACGCTTACGCCCGGCATGAAAGTAAAGATGCGGTGCAATGTGCGCGGCCGCGAATGGGACGGCGGCGAAAAAGGTTGGCGCGCCTTTATGAGCCTAACCGTATGGAAATACGAGATACTGACCGAAACGGAAGAAATGAAATCGCAAGCCGCAGCAATTGAAAAGTTGGCAAATGATGATTGGCCGTGAT